GAACTAACCTTGTCGTATCCCGCCGCAATACTCTCCGCACGATTAATCATCCCATGGGTTAGTTCGTGCGCTAAGGCACTCTCAAACTTAAGGGCGTCTCCATGAGACATACGTACCCCAATAGCATTAATCTGTGAGGCACCCATACGACCTTGGGTAACTCCCAGAAGGGTGTCGGCTCCTCCAACCAACTCCCGAAGATTTGTGTTCTTCAGAAAGTCAATTGGAAGGTGGGCCATCATACGTTGCAAAAAATCCTTAAACGTATGTGCCTCTGCATCGCTCCAACCGATAGCCTTACCAAATTGTTTAGCCATCTCCCCAAGTACGGCTAGGGTCTTTCCTGCAGTGGTGGGTTCCTCTAGGGCGGCGTCTGGCACCCTTATAGGTGTAAGCTCTTTCCCCCCGCCCAACTCCGCATGAGAGATATCTCCAAGACGATACTTAAAACCATCCGGCAGATCCGGACTCCGTGCCAAAGAGTCTTTTATCAAAGCATCTAAACGTTCAAAAGCAGCAATCCGTCTACCAGTAACATTACGTAAATCCTGCATGGGTTTCCCAATACGGATAGTAGCCGCTATCAACTCATCATGAAAATTCTTAATGTTGGCCTGTACCTCTTTACTAACTGCTGGTTGGCCGGGAGCTTCCTTCTGTTTCCCTCTAGCATTAATTCCTTGTTGTTCGTACTTAATGGCGAGTAAAAAGGCCTGACCTTCATGGGTGTTAAAGTGTGGGATGTTTACTCCTAAGGCTTTCATCCTAGCAGTAACATCCTTACTCCTAACCATAGCTTGGAAACTACCAAAATCTGAGATCCACTTAGTTAGGGTGTCCCGAATAATCAATCCAACCTTCTTAGCCACTAATTGAGGATTAGACAATTCCTTGTCATCCAACTTCAAAGGTTCCCCTAACCCAAGATCTTTGTCTATCTGAGAATGAAAATCTTCTACCTGTTTTTCCCCAATCTCCTTAGCTTGGTTATTCTCTGTTTGTTCTTCTTTGGAATACTCAGCACTACCCTGACTAAGGTTTTCCCCACTCCGAGTACGTAACCGTTCTGCAGCCATCTTTCCTTGGTTTAACTTATTCCTATAAACCCCCTTAAACTGTTTCTCCCATTTGTCAGTACCACGTTCACCCTCCGGAACACGCTCCATGGCTTTATCTGCCATACGCATAGCATAGCGTCTAACAGTATTACCCTTCGTATCGTACTGCGCCAAGTCTCTATTGGCATCGGGCCTACTCTCATCGACTTCTTCAACCCAAGAGGGTTCATCCCCTTGAAGGATATGGTTCTTAAACTCCTCGTCAGAGAGGTGCGCATGGGGGTCATCCGCACGCGCTTGCTTTAGAGCTTTTACATTCTCTTTGTCAATAGCCTCCGTCACGTCTTTTTGTGCTGCAAACGCTTGATTCAGTTCTCTTATGAGGTTCATGGCATGTATACTAGCATCATGAGCTTTAGACTTTACCGCTTCTCCCAGCCTATCAAACAGATGGTTAGGATCCTCCATCCCTTGGTCTTTCATCCAGCTTAGTAACTGTGTTACATTGTCTTGAGTGAAATGTTGTATACTACTACTATCCCAACCTCCGGGGCCATCATGTACAAGCAACCCCTGTAAGATATCTTTTAAGGAAACAATCCCTGTGTTCGTATCCTGAAGATGTTGAACAATCTCAGTACCCTTAGTGCTAATCGGACGAGTAGCTAACTCCTGAAGAATATTCACGGCATTCTGTGCGGCCTGTAAACTCTCCTCATGGGAGGGCGGTGCTTCAGTAGCTTTCTGTGCTTCCGACAACTTAGTAGAAAGCTCTACCCGTAACTGTTGCCAAGGCATAGGGTCACCAGCTTTACGAGCATCTTCTGCCCCCTGTACTTTTACCAAAAGAGGTTCAACTGCCTCTCCAGTCTGAACAGCTACCTGTCTAGCCAACCTAGCATTATTATCCTTCAGGGCAAAAAATTCTTCGGGACTACCATGTGGAGTAATGAGACCACCCTTCATAGACTCAACACTAGGTTCACCCTCACTCAGAATAGGGGCACCTAGAAACTCCTGACCTGCTGCAAGAGTTTTGACATCGGTTCTTTGGCTTACTGTAGGATCACTCTTTTCAACGGTTTCTCCATCATGAGCAATAATTACATTCAAATTGGGAGGGAGTATGTTAATTGGAGAGTTTACTCCCACTTTCTCATCCAACACCTTCAATCGTTCCTCTGGGGGAACTGCAATATCCATAGCGCTAGCACTACCCCGAATATCCGTTTTATCCGCCATGTTAGTAGAAGGATTACTCGCCTGAGTGTCGTTACTGGCTTTAGTAGCTTCTTCCTGTTGCAAAGCGGTTTTAGCGAACTCTCTAGACATACTAGGCAAATGTGAGGCTAGTAAGGGAGAGAACGGCAGAATGTTCATCACCTGCTCAGCGGCTAACTCCCCCGGACCACGATTTGTATCAAGACCATGACCCGCCATAACTTCACCTAGTTGGTGCTGAGCTTCTCCGCCTAAAGCCATTGCACCTTGACCAGCACCAAACCCAGTTATAGTACCCAAGGCATTAACAAAAGGATTGGCTGGATCTAGGTTTAGTTTCTGTGCTGCTTGCGCCGCCCAACCTAACCCCGCTTTCTCACCCATTCCAGCAACTCCACCCATAAGGGGAACCATTGCAGCACTTTCAGCAGCCGCCCTTTTAGAACCGGACTCTCCATACTTACTCAACCCGCTTAATAAAGCTCCACCACCTGTACCAATGTAAGCCCCTGCAGGAGCCAGTTCAGGGCCAGCTAAAGATGCTACACCTGCCCCAATAAGTCCCGGTACACCAATCGAAGCTAATTGAGCCGCACCTTGTTGGCCAAACTGCCTACCCTTTTCCGGGTCTGCACCAAAGGCCCCATACACCTTAGAACCAACCGACCCTAGGGTTTGTCCAAAAGCAGAATTATTAATGTTCTCGTTAGCGGTGGCCAGTCCAGTTCTTACAGGATTGTAATCTCCTTTACCAAATTCTTGATAATCATTATTCCCGTTAAGGGCATGAGCTTGGGCAAACTCTTGAGGGGTTACATCTTGATACTGTTTAGGGAGGAAAGACTTAAACCGTTCAAAGTCAGAGGCCTGTTCTGCATACGGCATTGAGGAGGAGGTATTAGTAGACATAGGTTAGTCATTATCTCCGGAAGGTTGTGGGGGTACGTAGCCGGGAGGATTACTATTTGTAGATAAATGGTTCTTAAGAAACTCACCAAACTGTCTTGCAGCATCGACCGAGACTGCTCCAGCCTGTCTAAGAGTACCATTGGGAAGTGGTTGGCTTCCACCCGGCCCAAAGAATGGACGATCAATAGGGGCCGTCTCTGTACTAGTAGGAGTATTCGGATTACTCGGAGTAAAGTTTTTAACTTTCTGATCCGTAGCATTAGGTCCAGCCTTAGCATTTAACTTTTCTGCTGCCTTAGCTGCGTCAGATTGTTTTGTAGCTTCAGCAAACGCTTTAACCCTATCCTGTACTGGATTATTAGCATTTCCATATTTATCCTTATTCGCTTCCTCTACTATGTCTAATTTGCGTTTTTCCTGATCACTGGTGAGACCAAATTCTCTTTTATGTTCCTCCAAGGAATTTTCCTCCGACTGTCTACGATCAGCCGCTTCTTGCTGTTTAAGAGCATACTCCTTATTCATCATATCCTGATTAAACTTCGTCTTATCTGAGTCGAATAGGTTTGCCATACCGGAGCCAATCCCAGCACCGATACCACTACTAAGTCCATGGCCTACAGCACCTAGGAGCACAGCCAATGGGTTAGTGGCGTTGTCTTGTAGAACTTCATTATGTACTGGCATTACACGCTCAAGTCCTGGTGTGGGAGCAGAAATAAATTGTACTGGCATATTTACCTTAAAGTTAAGAGTTGATTACTGTTCATCCCACCATCGGCACCACCTTGTGGATTAACATTTCCCACGGAGGTTCCACTCATGCTAGGCTTCTTCTGCATGAACGATGCAATCATTTTACCAATCCCAGCACCAAGAGAACTACCTATTCCTTGTGTAACCGCCTGACCAATATTATGTCCTACGTTTTGAGAGGCTTGACCAGCCGTGTTCACTGGGTCTTTTTGTCCCCATGTGGGACTATTCGGATTAGCAGACCCATTAGGGTCAGCATTACCGCCAAGGACATTAGCAGTTCCACCGGGGCTACTCTGTTGCCCACTATTGGCTAATGGGGTATTAGTCACAGTATTGTTTAGTGGAGGGGTCTGTATAATCCCCTGTTGAGTCCCCATTGGTTGAGGAGGTTGGGCTCCACCCATACCTCCTACAGGAAGCTTTGGTGGTTGAAATGTAGGGTCAATCAACTGCCCCATTTGTAAATCATCCATAATACTCCTTAGGTTAACCCCACATAGCGGCACCACGCATAGCTTCCAATTGAGGATCTGGTGCTTGGTTCATGTTTCCTCCGGTAGGCTTAACCGTTGTGGAGTTTTGTGGAGCGGGGTTAGCCGCTTGTTGTGCCTGTTGCTGTTGGGCTAATGCTTGACTCTGTTGTGCAAGTGGTTGAGAGCTAGCGGCATTACCGAGGTCTCCTGCCGCATTACCACCAACTGAAGTAGAGCTACTGCTACTTCCCCCACCACCAAACAACCCTGACAGTAGCCCGGATGCTCCAGCACCAGCGGCACCTGAAGCCATAGCACCTATTACAGGAGCAACTGCTAACGGTCCCATCTGCTGTTGTTCTTTCATCTTAACATACCCATTATTCTTTTGCTGTTGTAACATAATTATCCTTGTTGTTGTTGCGTTCGATTATTGAACGACTGTGCGTTGTTTGGAGCCATACTCAATGCAGCATTTATCTTATCAGGTTTGAAAGACCCTTTAGTAATATCTGACTGAAACCGTTGTTGAATGGCACTATCCGTACCATCAGGAGGTTGTTGACCACTACTACCGGGGATTTGTCCGGTTAAAGCAGTGTACTGATTAGCATCCTGATTCAAAGTTGGGTTAGAAGCTATGTAAGTAGGGTCCATACTATTCCCCCATTACATAACACACTGAACTAAATATCACATCCTCTACCCATCCAATTAAACTAAAACTCTTAGTGTGAAGGTATCTCCAACACAAATACTTATTCCATTCTTTAGACATCCATTTACCCAAAGCATTTTGATACATAGTGAGTAGCCACACTTTGGCAAACTTCTTATACCCTCGATACATTCTAGGGCCGCGTTTTAGTTTGTGAACGGTTCCTGCATACATCATCTCTGGAGAGATCAAGTGATCTTTAAGTAAGGCCGCACAAATAAAACTACCACCACCACCACTAGACTGTGTAGTAGTTGAGGTAGGGCCTTCTCCCACTGCGTAGTTTTCATCGAAAGCATTAGCCAATCCGGTAGACAGAGCATTGTTAAGTCCAGTGGAGGTACTCCCCAAATAAGGGGTAGCATTCGATACCGCTGCATTAGTCGCTTGTGTCCCCATGGCGGAGTTCGCAGCAATCTGGTTCTGAACATTCTGTGCATTAGCATTACTAGCGGCAGTTCCCGCACTACGTATATTAGCCATGTTGCCACTACCAGTAGCCTGAGGGCCAGATAATGCCGTGTCAACCTGCTGTCCAATGTTAGCCGCATAGGACGGAGCAGTACCATTAGCTAACGGTGTCAAGTTAGCATTCCTAGCTACATCCACACCATTTGCAGCCGTAGCATTAGACTGTATCAAAGGCCCTAAACCCAAAGCATCATTAACCGTGTTGGTGTTCTGATTAGCTGTTAAGTCCTGTGTAGTAGTTTGTGCGCTCTGTTGCCCAGCACCCGACGTCCACTGATTCTGACTACCTTGGTTAGGTGTATTTCCCACCACCGCTGAAGGATTAAAGGCCCCAGCAGAACCGGGAAAACTACTTCCTCCAATAATAGGATAGGCTTGTAAACTTTGACTAAAGGAACTACCCGGATTAGTCAAACCATTATTAGCAATCGTCTGCTGTCCAGCTGTGGCTAAGGCTCCCATTGAACTCATAAATCTCTCCTAAACGTTAATGTGTCTTTCTTGAATCCATGTTTCTTCTCGAAACATCTAATCGCAGCTCCTGACGACCTACGGGTCGAAAAAGTATATGACTTGATTCCTCTTTTGCTCAAATACATATCTAACCAACTTAGCACAACTTTCACTAGGTTTGGATCTTTTTGATTGTGCCAACCACTATAGAGGTGTGCTTCCTCCTTGGTGAGGTATTGAACCGCTCCCAAAGCTAACACCAGATCGTTTTTATTCTTTACGATACAAACAAACCCACCTTCAGGCCTAGCTACACAATCCATCAAAGCCTGAACATAGGTTAGTTCCGTAACCTCCAGTAACCTACGATCTTCAAAATCCGTGAATGCTGAGTGTATCAACTCATGGTAGGTTAGAAGTTCCTGTATACTCTTAATGATGCAAAATTTATACGACATTGGTAAGGACTCCATTAGTGAAGGTGTAGGTATGTCCTCCAATTACAAAAGAGGTTTTTCCACTATAACCATTAAGATTATTGATATACGCACACAGGGCTTGCACTTGATACATTAACTCGGTGTAGGCTTCCTGAGCTGCACTAGGTTGACTCCAATCAATAGCGGGAAGACTCGGGTTAACGTAGGCCGTCTGCTGAGTCTTACTAAGGGTAGGTGTGCTATTCTTGTCCATATCAATATATGATGCTTACTGATCCGCTTGAGTCACAAACACGTTCTCACCCCACGCGTAAATCCTAGACCTAGTAACAATATCATTCACGGGCAAAAACACAAACTCGTAACGAAAAGACCTACCACTACTCCTAGGCAGGGAGATTCTCCCAGTAGAATCCGAACGGTTCCATATTTGAGCTATGGTATAAACAGCTGGGTCAGAAATATACTTAGTAAAACTATAACCCACTTGAATGTTACCAGTATAAGCAGTATCAAAATACACTGAGTCAACATCTTTGTAATCTTGTGGTGAGTCATAAATAAAGGTGTTGCTCTGCAAAACTGGGTTCTGCTTAGCATAGTTTGTGTACAGGTCAGCTTCTTCTGCGGGGAGCGCATCAGCGACTACTCCTACCGTAGGCACCATATAAGCGAGGTCTCCCGAGAGCGGTTGGTTAGAGCCTTGAACAGAAACTAACTGATCTGAGAAAAACAAATCATATGCCCACTTAACGTTAGGAACATTCCTATAATACCAACTCTTGGTAGGTATATGATAGTACAAACAGCGGTCAATATCTCCGGTAGAGTTAGTAGAGGGATAAAACCACATAACCTCTTCGGAGCGATAATTATAATACCCCCATACCTTTTTTTGTAACTGTAAATCCGTAGACAAATCACTAAAGAAAAACAACTTAATGGGGTCCCCGATTACCTGTGGACGTGTTCCATCAAACATATAAAAATTTGAGGCGGTGATAAAGAAGTGTGATACTCCGGCACTAACCAACCCATACATAAAGTGACTACCCACCTGTGTTCCCACCTCTTGAAGAAACATAACCTTGGGTAGGCCCACGTAGATCATCCTCCAGATGGTTTCAGGGGTGTAGATATAACAATACACTCCGAGGTTTTTAACCCCAGTAATGTTTAGAGGGGTTTGATTAACCCGGCTAACATCGAGTATTGGGTACACATCCGACTCATTAAAAAACGTCGGAAGGAAGTCATCCATGTCATTAAGGTTTGACCAGAATACACTGCTACCATTCTGTCCCGCCGCTAGAATTAAATGCCTTTGGTAGATCTCGGAGTACAGAGCATACTGAAAATTCTGACTTGCCATAATACTGTACATTAATGGTAAGTAGACGTTATTCTGTCTTTTGTACAGTTGGCTCCCTCGAATAAAAAAGGTGGTGTTTCCCCACTTAGAGATGCTGGGACGAAGCCCTTGAGTATCTGGAGAGTTATTCAAAAACCCTACAGAGTGTTGAAAATAGAAACTGGTACCGATAACAAAATTATCAAACGCATCATCTGAGGGGTTAGGGACAAACCCAAACACCACAGTGGCAGAACCTATAACAACAGTTACAGTAGCCGCTATCGCATAATTACCAATAAGGCTACCCCCATTATACACATTAACGGTATTCCCCGCCGCTACGGTTAGGGTAATCATATTGGTCGTGCCAAAACCTAAAGGCCCTACTGACTTTACTGCACAGAGGTTAAAATTCTGGGAATCATCACTAGGCCAAACCCCTACCCGGTTTATGATAATGGCCGGGAGTACTGCAGCGGGATTAGCGCTATACGCATACTGTGCATTAGCAGAATTATACCACGTGAGTGATTCTACATTCTCGTTAGATACCTCGAAAAATTCCGCATTAAGTGTAAGTCCTTGGTTAAACCGCATAGACATACCCGGAAAGGTTTCTAACCTCATGTCTCTAGCTCGGACATCCTGACATGTAAACCACTTCCCCTGTGGGGCAATGTTAGGGCTTGCGGAACGATCCATACCCAACACATCATGGGCATGGTCAATGTATTTCTTTACTGAGGGCATTACTGTAAATCTCCGTCATCTTCACCATCTAGTGCTGCATCCCAAGCTAAGATAGCAGTCCACATTTTCTCTAACCCCGCTGCCTGAAGTTGAAGACGTTCATCCTCTTTCAAATACACATTCAAGCCATTAATGCTAGCCTGAGTAAGCCATGGATTACAATAATTACAGAAGAAATCTTGGTCCGTATCATTAACTAAATCCGGCTGAAAAGCAATTACATCTAAGATGATATTGAGAGAACTTAAAGACTGATACGCACTTATCACTCCAGGAGTGAGATAAGCTTGTGTGTTCTGTATAATCAACTGTACATCATTAGGTTGCTGTATCAACGTGGGAATGGTCGTCCCGTTCGGATAACTGTACGGATCACCTCCCCTATACAACCGTGTTTGACGCTGCTTATCTACCCATCGAGAGTAGATCTTAATCGGTATTCCACTATACGAATACGTGATGTTGTTTGGATCTTGGATATACGCTCCCTCGATCTTTTTAACATCTAAAGGGTTTGTGGTGCCCACAGCCACTAAAGAAGTAATGTCCCCACCCGTCTGAAAAGATACATTAAACACTCCCCTTGCACGACAATAGTTAAAGTCGTGAACAAGTTGTGCCCACCGACGCGCCTGATTAATCGCGTCAGTGAGCACATCGAACCCATTGACAACAAAAGACGCTACGTCTCTATTGCAATATGCAGCTACTTTAGTCTTTAGTTGTCCCAGGTTCATACTTAGTCATTAGTGTTCATTCCACCAAAGGGGCCAGTGAGTTTACCAGACGTAGAGTAACCCGTCGTAGAGTTCTTCTCTTTGAACGCACTAGTAATCTTAGCCTCTCCAGAAGTAACTTTAGTATCACAGGCATTCTTTCCCGTATTACTGTCCACTTCCAACTTGCGAATATTTTTTACAACATTAGACATATTTTCCTTTCGTTTAGTAGTTTTTAATAATAACCACTCCAGCAGGAGAAACCACACCATCATACACCTTGTTAGATGTAAGAACGGCATTAGACACTCCCGTAGCCAACACAAACGTAGCATTGCTACTCGGAGTGAGGTTAAAACTATTACTGGTTAATGACGTCAACTGAAACGTATCTCCGGGAGTAATCCCATAAGGAGTGTTTGAGGTTGGCGCATTAGTAATAAAGTCGATAACAGAAGTTACCGTGGTCGGGTCCAGCTGAACCAGATTCCCATTGATTGGCAATGCGAGCGTAGTAGTGGCAGGACGAACCGTGATAATCTTACCGTTCTGTCGACCTTGATTAATATTGATGTTCCCCTGACTATCAAAGGAACCGAACAACTGTGTCTGTCTTAAGACATTTGCAGCATCTGACATTTTTTACCTTTCTTTTAATGCCCATCAAGGACAAATGAATATGTTCCGGTATAGTTAGCGAGAGCATTAGCTGCCCCGCCTCCCAGGATAACATAAGTACTAGTAGGATCAATCCCCGCTGGAATTACCGTAGCTCCACCCGAATCCACAAAATTGGACACGCGAGTAACTTTAGTAATCCCAAACGCAGAGGCAGGTATTCTATTCCCGGATACTAGCGTCCCGTGAGACGCTAGTACCGCAGTCATATAATACCGATTGTCCACCAGCTTATTACTCTTACTACCTATCGCTGCAGAGCGATTGATAGTCACAGAAGATGATGTTAAATCGGCCATAGTAGATTAAGGTGCGTAATCCTTTACATTCTGAATGTACATATTCGACTCAGGGAACCGAACCTCAATACCAGCCTCAGTCAACCACTCATCCTTGCGGAAGTCGGCGTCCATCGGTTGGCGATTCTTCAAGAGTTCCGTATCCCGTCCCTGCACATAGCGATACACCAAATTGTGTACATCCACAAACAGAGCGTTATATCGAAGAGTATCGTTCTGAGAGAACAACGGATGACTCTTGTAATACACCGTCCCAAAGGGAGTCAGATGTTTCACAACATTCATTCCGTAGGTATCTTCCAGAGGTAGATCAGCCGTAAGGTTGCTCTTGCTCTTATACAACTGATTAATCACATTAAGGAAGCCACTACCACAGAAGCACAACTTCTCATTGGCAACATTGTTAGTAATGCGAAATGCCCGTTCAAGATATCCATCATAGATCTTCTCGTTCAATACACCCGAGCTATTAGCAATGATACGAGCGTCATCAGCAGTATCCACACTACCAGCAGCCAAGCCACTAGAATAAGAACCCGTGTTCCCGTAGATACCCCCATTAGCCGTACCCAGCTGCCACTGATTCATAAACCACAGAAGACCTCCTGTCGTATAAGTAGGAAGCCCACTTGCCGGATCAACAGACTCAGTCTGCTGTCCGAACAAGAAAGCCTTCTCCATTTCGATCATGTGGTAAACCGAGTTCTCCTTAGCCATATCCTTATACGCTCCGGTGTCATCGTACTTAACACTAGTCTTCAAGGCCGTACCCGTCATACTAAAGGGAGTGCGGAAAATCTGACAGTTGTTAGGAACGTTAACAGGAGTGTTGTAAATCTGACTAGAGATATCAACAATACCTTGCCGGAAGGCACTACCAATAACGAACACTTCATTAGCGATATTCGCAGAGGTGTTCAGAATGTTACTAACCGCCGTGAGAATACGAATCTCAATCAACTGAGGAGTGAGAGCGTTCAACACATTGGTAACAACACCGAACACATCCGGAGTAGCAGTACCACTAGTAGTGACGGAACGGATTTGTACTGAATGACCAATACGAAAAACCGTAGCATCAGCAACTGCAACTCGGATGATGTTGTCCTGAACCACACTAAACGGACTTGGCTGATCCACGTTGGAGGTAGTAGCGAACGGACCACCTGCAGTATTAGCCACAGTAGCCGTACGTTGTTTACTCAAACGTTTCTCATACCATTGAAATTCCGGGTCGTCAGTATCCTCTTCTTTAAGCATACTTAACAGACCCGTCAACGGAGCAGCACCATTCGGGTAGAAGTAAAAAACGGAGCGACGTACGTTTTTGAACCTCTGAGATTGGAACTGCTCAGTATTTAACATACCAAGAATAGCCATATTTTTGTCTTTCTTTTATTGAACCTAGAATCCAAACATCTAACCAAAGATATTTGCTGCTGTCGTGGTGTTAGCTGACCCACCCTTACCAGCTGATCCTACCTGTCCCCCAGTCGAAACCGGGGTCATTCTCCGAGGATTTGTCGTTCCATTTACTTGCCCGGGTTGACCTTGTTGGGCATTCCCGGCATAACCGGGGATGGCCTTAAGGACACCCCGAACTCTACCAGCTAAAGCATTAAATGCACTTTGTGCATCATTAAATTTCTGACCTTCCGCTACCATAGCATTCTTTACCTCCACACAAAGAGGGCGGAATGGTTGCAAGTCGGCATGAACACTGAAGAAGTCTTTCTCCAGTTTCTGTTCCGCTACCTGAATCCGCTCCACCTGTATGGGAGTAAACTGCTCCTTGTAGAAGGTATTAAACCTACTCTCCAAATTATTCTTAAGTTGGTAGGCTTGATACTGCGCGAGGGTGTCCGCATGAGCTGCCTGTCTATCAAGGATAGCCTGAAGGGTACTAACCGCCTCGGGGGGTAACCCGAGCTTCTGCATATCATCCTGCGTCACAATAGCACGCTTAAAGATACGATCATACTCAGCTTGAGTCAGGGGCCTCTCTGGTTGTGCTTGAGGTGCCTGTTGTTTCGGCACCAAGTCACTAACACCCGCTCTAACCGCTTTGGCTAAATCATCAGCCGTAAAACTAGGCTTTGGGGCCTCTACTGGTTCCGGGGCGTCCGCTCCCGGCTCGATCGTACTATCAAATCCAGTATCCCCACCAGAATACCCTACATCATTACCACCACCGCCAATACCGTCCCCCGCTCCATCATCATAGAGCAGTCTCAGTTTGTTGTTCATCTTTTTTACCTTTCTTTTCTGAGTGTTGCAAACTCACCAAAGTTTGCTCTATCTCATTTTCTAAAAAATCAAATCCCCGGATCTCACCAATTACTTGTTCTCTCGTTACTGCAGTACCAATATCGGTTACTTCCCAATCGAGTAAACATTGAATTGACTCATCCCGCCTACCTCGGATAGCTTGAATATACGTACAAAAGACAGGATTACTTACCAAAGCAACCAAATATTTAAGCTTCTCATGTTCACTAACCACCGGGGTTGGATTGAGGAGGTTGTCCAGCGCTGGCGTTTTGGTGTTGTTGTGCATTTTGTTGGGCAGCATTTACTGGATGCTGTTGTGGGTCATTAGGTTTTTGTCCCGGTTGGTGTACTCCGGGAGGTTGAGGCGGAGGTGGCATTAACTGTCCATAAGCAAAATTCCACATTTGCTGTACCATCTCTGGTGGTAAATCATAATCATCGAGGTTTTTAATACCCTTCAACTCCATTATCTTCTTGAGGAGCTTCTTAGCGTCAATACCAAAGATTCTAGCTGCCTCAGGATTAGTAAGAATGGTCTGTAAAATTTCCTGTAAGGCCTGTGCAATAGACTGCTTCTCACTAGGGAGTGTTCCATCAAACACAACGAAATCATAATTCCCCACAAGGTCAGCCTTATCTACATCAAGAAACTTAGTGACGTCCGGCGGTGGCTGTGTTACAGGTTGTCCCGTTTGAGGATCTGTTGCAGGCTGTCCAGTGTTTGGGTCAAGCTGTGGTTGAGGCATCGCGCTTTGGCCAAGCACTCTAATAAGGGTCTGTTCATCAAGTCCGTCACGTAGGTTAGAAAGGAGCTTCTCTCCCATCGGCTTAAACATACTCCACCAGATCTGACTGGCGACCATTTGTACCCTACCAGCTGCACCTTGATTAACGCTTCTGGATTCACTGGCACTACGACGACCTTTTGCATATTGTCCCATTAGGTTTTCAGTTATCCCAGTGGTTTCTTGCGCTAAACCCTTCAGAGTCTCCGCATCTGCCATGTGTTTCTGAGTAACATCTTGTACAGCTAATTGTCTAACCCACCGATCTACTCCCGATCTAGCGGCACTAGACTTCAAGCGGATAACGGGTTTACGGTCAGACAAATCTTTCATTTCAATCCCGGTGGGGTCAACAATCAGGTAATTAGATATTACCTTCCTCACACTCATAATATGAGCATTGATGAACCATGTTACGGTGTCTTGAAGTGCCTCTAAAGCGTCCGCCACACCTCCATTAACCAAAAGAGTAATATCAGGATCAAATTGCCCCACGTCATAAGTAAATTGGTTGTGTAGGTAGTTCATCCGTTCGACACGGATAATACGCTGATCATTCGCAATCCAGACGATGTGCATGATAGGATAGTCTTCTTCTCCCAGCACCTTGCCACCAAACTTGAATTGATTCGGAACAATCTTGACTTGCACCTCTGTAATGAGGTACATACCTTTAGTCTGACTCCCTGTAAGTTTTGCTTCTGTTCTCCCTGCAAGATTCGACAAAAACAACCTACGATCTTCTGGAATACCTGTGCCAACACCTGTAGACATATCCTTGACGAAGTCAAGTCCAGCAATAAGACCATCCTTCTCCATTTGCTTAAGCGCGGTGTACGCATATTCATCCTCACTTGCACAGAACTCTCCTTCTTGAAAACGTGTTAGGGGTAGCCGGACATCGGGAAAAAACCTATAAGGGGAGATGTTGTACAAACGATTCCCCAAAAATTTTGTTACGGGTTCGATGCTAGTCACCGTAGTAGGCTCTCCTACCGTCATGCCGAGAAAGTTCAATGGAGGAATAGTAGTCTCCACAGGCTGCATCTGAGTCTCTTTAACCCACCCATGCTTGATAATACCCACACCAAACTTAGCAATATCCCTTAGAGCGTTAATGAGAATTGCACCGCGAAAATTAGACGTATTGAGGTCACGTTCCAGTACCGCTTCCGCAATATCCGCTGCACTAGCATCCTCCCCTGCCGTACCCACCATCTCGAAGAAATAGGGCCTTTGAGTGTACAGAGTGTAGCAAAAGGCCACAAAGGTGTTGATCTGAGCAAACGTCAAAGGAACTACCATTTTTTCAGGCTCATTCCTATCCGCAGCTTTTCGATCTTCATCATCGCGATACTTATACCCTCGATAAATCATATCGTACTTATCCCACTTAGGATAATAAATCGACATGTGTCGGCGAGAAAAACTAGAAAGTTGTTTACAGTGCTGGAGCAACGCCAGATGTTCTGGTGTAACCTCAGGTTCCTGTAACGCTTCTAAAACGGCTTCTTCCATAGTGCTGATCAGTTATTGATGCATACTGGGCATCGGACTTCCTGACATAGCCATTGCGTTGCGCTCTTCGTCCCCAAAGAGTTCATTCAAACCCATCCCACCCTTACCATCCTTACCTACCCCCACATTCTTAATCCCCTTAGCTGGTGCGATTCCCTTACTCTTTCCACCCTTCCCACCCTTGCTTTTCTCACCACTTTTGCCACTCTTTTCCTTACTCATTTTCCCATCCATCTCAGGAGGTACTCCATTATTAATGTCTGTACTATGTGGCGGGGCCATAGTCATATCCGCATTGGGGAGCCCGGCACTCTGTTCAGACATCTGTCGTTGCCGCATATGCTCTTGGTTCATTTGATCAAATAAACTCTGAGCGGTGGCATTGTTCTTAGCGTGCGCATGACCTACATTAGCCTTCTGCGTTCCTACTGGCCTATTAGGACTAGGCTTTAGAGCAGTGTGGTGTGGATGTTGAAAATTATTCATACTCTATATATTCTTCGTAGTCGCCCATGAAGGAGCTTGGACTTGTTGGTACTTAAAGTCCCTATTATACTGAGGGTCATTAAGGTTGTGGCCGGGAGCGTAAAAGTCAATCACAGGACTTTTCCCTCCACTAGCCTTTTGACTTTTAACATCTGAACCTGTATCGTGGGCCTGCCAAATACCATCCCCATGGGCACTAATACCTTCCGTACCAGGGATCTTCAACCACGTACCATGTTTAATTACATTCGGGTCTGTAGCAACAGTAACACCCGGTATAGCACGATTCTCTCCTAGGTAGTTAGGAGAAGACGTCTGATTATGATACTGATCGTCCGCACCATCATACATAGTACCACGAAAATGCCCCGAATTTCCCGGACTCGATGCGGTCTGTAAATTCGAATTAGTACCACTCTGAACAGGATAGTTCATCCCGACTTTCTGAGTATTAGGGGTATTCTCTACATTCTCCGTGTCCCCGCCAAAGTACTTTACCGCGCTACCTTGATTAGTTACTGGATTGTCAAATACCTTCTGAGCGGTACTAATATTAGGTTGCTCTACCGAACTCCCACCCATCTGCTTAGGTGGGACCGTAGGACTAACTCCACCCGGTGTGTAGGTTGTTCCTGTAGGTTTACTAAACCAATTACCAGTCACCCCATAATTAGGTAACTGTACTGGTGGATTAACCACCGCTGGAGGTGTGTAGGGATCAGCCATACTATGTAGCAAATATATGCTCAGGTGTATCAGCGCGTTTATAGCGCGAAAGGTCCTGCGTCGATTTGATTTTATGTGCATCACGTCGTAGCATATCGATATTATACATTCGATTTGCTAATGCAAAATTATGTGGAAGCATATTCCCAAAACGGGGATAGAAAGACTTCCACCAAGTTACGTTCTCATCTCTTACACCTAACGGGGGAACTCCCTTATGAGGTGTGTGTGCATAGGGTAACGGGCCAGCCTTATTCGCCTTCGGCGGTGTGTCATGCTGACCACCTAACGGACCAACGATAGAATTAGGAGCAGTTTGATACTGCTCCATATGATTCTTACCTGTGTCCATGAAAGGATTCATACATTTAGAAACCGTCTAAGGTCACTGGTACGGTTTAACCATCCAGTAAGATATTTAGAAAGAGGCGGTTTAGCCTCTACAAGCCTCTTATAGAAGGCCTCTTGAGCCCCTATATATAAAGAGGCCTTCAAATTCCCCTTCAACATTGTAGATGCCCTACTAACTCCACAATTCACGCATGCATTAAAATATGCCTCTCCAAGTTTCGGAATCAGATCTTCCGCCTTATCCGCTTCCCACTCCAAACTATAAATATCCATAGCTCCCTCTAGGGTAAGACTAGGTATATCCACCAATGGGTGGGAAGCTTTGTCAATACCCCACTTGGTAGCCCCACCCGGGTCATCCGGATCATTGGATAACTGACCCGTCTTATCCTCAGGGTAGTCACACTCCCACTTAAGGATAAACGGCATGAAGGCTTTAAATCTTTCCGTCATCGAAGTGTTTAGGATCGTACGTTTTAGCCACATCTATAATTGTCGTGTCCTTAGGTGCTCTTACACTCTGTGAAATGGTATCACTACGATAAGTTCTTATCGCATCCGTTCCACTTGACCCGAGTATAAACGTAGTGCCAATAGCGAGGAGGTACTGAGTGAAGGGTGTAACATCATGAACAACCCCTAGGCCATTCAACAGCATTAACACCGCCCCCATCCCCACGAAGATCGCTGCCCACTGTTGGGTAGCGTCTTCGAGAAAACAAGGCGTTTCGTGTGGATGTCTACGATACGGTTGCATTGCTAACAATTGGAACAGTGTTACTTGCCACAGCCGTAGCCGTAGCGGTAGGACTTACTGCCGCCGTATCCGAAGGCACCGCTACAATGCGTTTCACATTTTCAGGGTTAGCAGAGACCACCTGAACCCGATTAACGGGGTGTCCATTATGGATCAAGTGTCCGATAAATTGTGCGACTGCTTTCTGCACAACTTCAAAGTCGTGCTCAATCTCACTTTCAATATTGATGAGGATGTTAGACATATGTTTATATTACCTTTAAGAATGGGAGATATTGGCGAAGGATAAAAAATCCAATAACTGCAGCCCCTATTCCAGCCGCAATCAACCGCCACTTCCACAACAACCCTGTAGCTGCTGCGTACTTTGGTTCAAGGTATTGTAAACGTGCAGACATTGTTTCTGCACTTTTAGTTAACCCATCTACCTTAGTTTGAAGATCATTCACTTGAACCTGAGCATTATCCAGATCCACCTTGAGTTTAGCTGTCGTGCTCACCAACTGGAGGGTGGTACTACTATGGGCTAGGGCACCTTCAGCTTCAATATCCTTTGCAGTCTTTATTAATATCTGATCTGCACTTTGAGCGTTCCCGATCTCCTTCGTAACCCCACCCACGCTAATATCTGGTATGAGGGTTACGGGGTGATTCGAGGTACACCCCACTAAAGCCACACAAAACAACACTCCCATCAAACCAACTAATTTAAGTTCCATATAATTATTCTTGAGTTATCCTCTAAGTTTACTTGTTCAATTGACGTAGTCGTAGGGTAAGCTACTAAAATAGTAGCTATTGGAGTTCCCAAAGGTTCCATACCTATCACAATAGAACACCCATCAGTCTGTAGTTGTTTGATTTCTAACATTTTCTTTCCTTTGTTTTGAACGTACCCGCAACCAATGTATAAAAGTAATCACTGAGGAGATCAAAGCACACAGATAAACCAATCCTTCGATAGTTGGATTCCAGTGTATAAACCATTCATTAATCGCTAAGGCGGACCAATTGAATACAGAGATAGTCGCAAATGACGCTATGGGGTGGTTCATTTTTTACACCATTAAAAATGAAATCTGACATTGGTTGGATACAGTTGATAGCGTATCCCCAGCAGCACCGCTCTGCGCAAAAAGATAGATGGTGTCCCCAGCATTCAAAGCCATAACAGCATCAATGTCAACTGTTGCTACCCCAGTTGCATTTAAGAATGCGGTTTGGTACAAACTACCATTTTTATACGTTCTAATAACTGTTGATCCAGAGGCACCGGTTGCAAAAGCTATAGTAGCATTAATCAAGCAGTTCCCGATTCTTGGTGCAGTAAACACTCCCGTAGACGCGTTAAAATTACTCCCTGGATCTTGTATCAGTGTCCAGTTAGTAATTTGTGCTCCGCTAGACGTTATAACTTGTCCTGATGTATTACTATAAACCGACACAACCTGACTTGCCGCAGAGGGAGTGCCCGTACTAAAGGAAATCCAGTTAGTAGCACTAGTTCCAATAAACTGTACCACTCCACCAGAGGCCAGCAAGAAAGCGGCATTCGCAGCGAGTGAATTAATATTACTACCACTTGGAGGGTAAACAAATACTGGAATAGTAGTCGTGTTAGAAAGTGCAATGTTCTTATTGAGTACAGTGGCGGGTAAAATAACTCCAGTAGCACTACCAGCCGTAGCTGAAGTTATATTTACATAGGTGAAAGAACCTGTGCTTGCAGCAGTGCCTTGCACAATACCCGCGGCCGCTACCGTACCATAACTAAATCCTCCCGGTAACGCTGTAGTGCCAATAGTTCTAGAAAAACTTGCAATAGTAGTACCACTCGTCCCTAAAAATATAGCACTTGCCCCTGAACTTAATACGTATGGGATATTAGTACCCAAAGCATCAATCGCACTACTTGTCGGGGGATAGACATTAATATTAGCAGAAGTGTTATTTTCAATGCATACAGCCTGATTAACAGCTGTAGCCGGGAGAACCACACCACCCGTACCACTACTTACATTAATATATCCACTAGTGTTAGTAATCGCTGTAGCCGTACCCTGAGTAGTACCAGCGGCGGCAGCACTAACATAGAGGTTTGCTCCCAACTTACCCACCGAAGTAACCAAATTCCCTATGGTCATAGTGGAAGGCACTAGCCCTACGCTATCCCAATATCCTATAGTATCCGCTGCCACAGGGATAGCCTTAGTAGGGGCTTGATTTTCAAAAATCTTTCCGAGTTCGTTTAGTGTAACAGACTCGTTATTTGTCCCTGCGCTACTATAATACAACATCAAGTCGCTAGCGAATACAGGAGCACCGCTAAAAGCCGGTAAACCGGGCAGGTATATTTTAGTATTTAATCCGATACTGGTACTTACACTCATTAATTTCTCCGTTTAATATAAAACTACATCCCCATCGATTATCACATCTGCAGTTGCTGCCGAACCCTGAGCCGCCGTTAAACTCAAAAATACTTGTTGGGCAGTTAAAATACTATAAGCTAAGGCTGCATCTAGCGTGAGGTCTTTATAGTAGGCACTAGTAATTAGTGTACTATAGGTCTGTCCCGCATCTACCAACGCTTGGCCAGTTTTACTTGCCCCAGTGTAGATTCCCCCAGCTGCCGTAGTGAGAGACACACTAGCGTTCTTAACCGTAACCCTCCTAACAATATAACTCCGAATGGGAATGTTGATAGCTTGGTCGATGGTTGTGTTAAAGTTCAACCCGGTAACTAAAACTTGGAACTTCCCATACTGTGGTTTGTTCAACGTAACCCACGCAGAGTAGGAAGATACGGCTTGAATCGTATATCCTTGATTCTGTATCCACAAACTAAGGGAAGGCTCACCATCAAGAAGGTCACTACCAGTGGTAGCAATAGTAACCACATTATTCGTAGCATCAATCTTTTTGATGTTGAATACTTCCCTAATACCCGTAACACTCGAAGGAAGCGTGACCGTCACCGGTCCTAGCGTAGCATCTACCAACCACGTAGTGGCCCCATTATTGAGAGTTTGACTCGCAGTAATAACACTAACTCCATACCCAATACCACCCACCACATCTATAGTGGGGGACTGATACTGCGCCGTACTCGGTGTGGGTTGCACCACTCGATGATTCCGAATGATCCCTGCCGTAGGGGTGATGGAAATAAACACAGGAGCACTCAAACTAGGACTGTTGGGTTCTAATGGCTGGAGGGCTCCGGGGACGGTGTCCGAAAGATAATAACAGTTACCGGGAAGAAAACTAAGCCCACTAGTGGAAAGATCAATCCAACCATTAATGATGAGCGTGAAGCTCGTTCCAGTAGCTTGATACACCATTCCTACCCATTCACTATCCTCTGCTGTGTCCGCCTGTGCCAAAACAAACTCATCTGAAGCGGGGTCAAACCGTACTACCTGCCCAGCACTAAACGTGTTGTTTTGGACAACCGTTTGGCCCACCACCACATTGGTTTGAACGGTGTTTCCCGCACCATTTAATGGTCCTATAAATACACTCATGAGCGTTCCCAGTGGTTATAGCGATACGACGTACCGTAGTAGGATATCTGCCCTGTATACTCATCATCCGTCCAGAACCCACCAGTACCATCATCATTAACGTTACACGCGGGGAGAATAAAAGAGTAGTTGGTAGTAGAGCAAGCAGCCCCCAACTTAACATAGAGGGGAACAGACGCTAGGCAGTTCTGAATAAACACCCTCTTACGGTTAACATTAGCCGCGAGATTAGTTTGAACAGTTAACGGATTAGTAATACTACTAACTGTAGTGCTCTTTTCCGTACACACAAACTGGGAACCATAATTACTACTCTCTAGAGCAGTCGGCCCATACACCGTTCGGGTGGTGATATTCCCATTACCACTAAAAATATAGTCCATAAAATTAAGCTGTGCCGTAGAAGCCTACGTAATTAATAGTTTGAGTAGTACCAGCCGTTACATTATACACCCTAGCCCACCGTGCCGTCGTACCTGCATACCACTGTAGCACCTGTGTACTTGAAGCTTGTACTTGGATTATTGGAGAAGCTGGTGCCCATGACGAATTGTCAATCGAGGTTTGTATCTGGTAAAATCCACCAGTAGTGATTGCACCATTCTGAAACACCACATTAAGATTTTTAATCCCACTAACGTCATAAGCGACACTAGAAGCATTTAACGTACCATTTAGTAAGTTAGTTGTCCTATCAAAGAACTGGAGTTCGAGGGGAACAGCCACACTCAAACAAATTGCTGTGATAGTGACCGTGGCAGTAGTTGCCGCCCCACCCGCATTCACCCAGCGGAACCGCCGACGTCCCTTAAGCGGATGTGCGGGAATGAAAATACTAGTAACACTACTTAAGCGTTCACATTGCCACACATCATACCAGGTATTAGAATCCGGACTGTATTGCTCGTAAATATCAATACCTGTAGAAGAGCCAGCTGTCCAAGCAGTAAGAGCAACAAGGTACCCCACATACCCACCACTATCCACCGCTATCGTAGAACCACTACCACTTGCCGCCGCCCACGACTGAGCGTTGTAGTCCACATTAGAAAAACCATTCCCGAGGAATACCCCCATGTCTTTTGACGTAGCTCCACCTCCTGAAACGGTAGAAGGAGTACCACCCCCAATATACGCCATATTAGCAGCCACACCACCAGTGAACCCACCACCAGAACAAGCCGTGATGGTAACAGTAGCGGTACCCGTTACTGCTGCCTCTGCATTCAAATAGAAGGTTCCGCCGCCCTCAACCACTATCCACCAGAACCCTACAGATCCAGTACCAATCGTACTACTCACAGAGTTCATTCCACTAATAAAACAGTTAGCAAGGGCAACCCTATTTACCCCGTCGAGAGTTAGGCGCGCTGTCAAGGCTCCCGTATACACTCCCGTAACCTGAATAGCGAGAACAGTACGCCCAGTAGTAGTAACACTAACATAGCTACCCGCTGTGGGTACACCCGTAGCAGGGTTCAAATTCTGTGTGGTGATAGTGCCAGCATTAACCACTTGAACCGCATCAGCAATCGGTGTCTGGTCAGAGGCGATAACCACAGGACGACTCGTCGCCATGGTATGTTGTCCTAGTGTTGCATCATTAGAGACACTAGCATTAACGCTAGACATTAGAGCGTTAATGTTGGAGGTGAGCGCATTAACGTTCGTTAGACTCGCATTAATGTTAGTGGTGAGTGCATTAACGTTCGTTAGACTAGAATTAATGTTCGTTGTGAAGGCGTTAACATTAGTGAGACTAGAATTAATGTTCGTTGTGAAGACATTAATATTGGAAGTCAGCGCATTAACATTAGAAAGCCAAGCATTCGTGTTGGTGATATTATTCACCACATTAGACAATCCCGCACTATTAGAAGTGTTGAGATTAGTAATGGACGTGTTGAGATTAGTAATCGAAGTGTTAACGTTCGTGAGGGAGGTATTAACATTCGTGAGGGAGGTATTAACATTCGTGATCGAAGTGTTGATGTTCGTGAGGGAAGTATTAACACTAGTGATGGAATTGTTAACCGCCGTGATTGAAAGATTAACCACCTGAAGGTCGTTAGAAATATCTGTGTATAACGTAGGGAGGTACAACTCCCCATTAGGGGTGACGGAGATATCTCGAACGACGGGAACAGTGGAACTGACCGTATAAATACTCCCACCAACAAGCACGGGCCTATTGATAGAGATAGGGGTATCGTCAAGGTCTGGGCCAGTAACTTCAAGAACCGTCCCAGCCGCAGCCGCTCCACCTGTAAGAGTAGGTCCGCTAACCACAATACCACCAGTAAGGTTACTCGTAGCGAGAGTGATAGTGTTGCCGGGTAAACCGGGCTCGGATGCATAAATATAAACCCTAGCCCCTTGAGCCTGCGCCGCATACCCTCTACACACTCCCAACACATTTGACTTAGTGTTGGTAGGAAGCATCGAAATATCCGTATTGATAACTGCTGCAAAGCTATCAGTGAGAGAGTTTACTTGATGCCCGATGTCGGCAAAATCCTTACCGTAGGTATAAACATCTGTACCGTTAATAGTAATGGTGTCCCCATGGTTCATCAACTTCGGAATGAAGTCAATATACCCACAAGCCTGCAACCCCCAAGGGAGGTACTGTAGTGTTTCAAACTGATTCATTGATAATGTCCTAAAGCATACCGAGCATTTAGTGTGCCCGTACCTGAAGGATAGGATACCCGGACATAGTCCGCAATACCAGTATAGGTAATAACATACACACCATTAGCGGTGATGGATGCTGTACCCATGGTGAAGAAATTAGTCGGAACGAAAGATTTGAACGGGGCTCCGGTCTGAGTCGGATTGTCTAAGCTCCCCTGCAAGAGAACCGACATCGGAGCAGAATACCCCGTCACCACCAATTGTAACGCATGCAGTATCTGACCAGACGTACGTACAATATCGGTGGAAACTCCTCCACTTGAAACGGTACCGAAGTTGTACCGAGATTGATCAAAAATCATTGCCATAGAGAGTGCTTATTGGTATTTCGATATCGTTAATCGAAGTGTTGTCTTTAGTGAAGTCTCCAAGGAACCGTAGGTCTTCAAGGTTCAAACGATAAAAACATTCCATCATGTGATCATCTTTATCTACTGGTTTGTTATCTTTGTCCCACGAGTAGCGATTAACCTCCCAAAGAAACCGTGTCATGGTGGGACACACATATAGGTTGTTGGCTTTCAACAGTTCCTCTTTGGTTTTCAGTATCCCCCCACTAAGGTCTTTCGTGGCCTTCTCAAAGAACACCCCATGTTGGAAGAATGCATCCGCCATACAACCATCTGAAATAGGATCATGGATGTATGCCAAAGGATCGCACCTCCCACCACCAACAAACCTACCAGCAGTCTTATTGTTAATACGATGTGAGAGATCCTCGATGGTGCAATGATGAAAGATTTCATCGTAGAAGAATTTGTAACCCTGAGGACTCACCGCGCAGAATAGTACGGCATGGGGAGTTTGAGGATGCGGATCAATCGCGAAGTAAATTGTGTAATCATCCGGTGGTTCGTTGTAGGATTTCCACCCGCGCGGAACCTGAGTAAGAACGTGCCTACTCGGGTCAAACTCTTTATAAACCAAGCCACTAAGGAATAGCGGAATTCCCATAAGGCGACACTGTTTCTCATCATCCGTAAGTGACTCTCCGTACGCTTCAATGCTCTGTTTAGGATTGTGTGGATTATCAAAGGTACTCCCAGTAATACTCCACGTTTGCTTTCGTCCGTTATTAATCTGTATGTGCTCGGTCTGGTTCCTACCCTTAGGGAAGAACAAATCCTGTATCCACGGCTCACTAAGTGGGGTGAGGGTGAACCAACTGGAACCATCTCGGTCAATGAGTCCACGGGCACTAGCCTTAAACATTTCCTCAGGACATGGTTCGTCGACATGGATTGCATCCCAGTCACTGGATTCTGAACCTTGTGGGTTCGACATCCAACTACGGACAGTATCGAATCTAATAGTGGAACCATTGTTCAACTCCAGTTGATCGATAACTCCGGAATGGTTTCGCTTGTGTGACTTGACACACCCTTTAGGAAGGAACTGCCATAACTTACCACCTTCCCCTTTTTGACTTGTGAAAATTTCATCGACCTTATCCCAGTCGGTAGTGATAACAAGGAGCTTAACGGGGTGGTCCGGTATACCGAGTTTACGGAGTGGGCTCGCAGCATCATACCATGTGCGCTCTCCAAGGAGCCAAGCACAGTCTTCTGCACATCCCATATGGCTCTTGCCAGAACGGTTGCCCGCACGAAACATCCGCTGTTTAAACTCGGCAGCACTGTGGAACTGTTGTTGCTTTGGATGGGGTTCATAGAATGCAAGACGGTTCTGTTTAACCATTTCTAGCTTACGTAACTTCAACGTAAGCTCTCTTTGCTTTAGAATATAAAGCTCTGTATCTTCCTCAGACATGTCCGCTTAAGCGTTTAAGTTCCTCATTAACCTTAAGGAGTTCCTTATCAATTCCAGTAACATCTTCGTACGTAACCTTGTTGCTGTTGGTACTCTCCACCCGCATAGTGGGTTTACCGAGGTAGCGATCTAGCAGATCAGAGGCAGCAGCCTTACGGACTGCAGGACTATCACTTGTGTCTCGGAGTTCGATGAGCGTCTGGACACTGTCAGCTGCAGTAACCTTCAACATGTCCTGAATGCTGTCCCTACCACTCTCCTTCATTTCCGCAACGAGCCGTTGCTTGAACCACGGTTGCCGAGTGATCTGACTCACCCAGGGGTAGGTGTACCCAGTACGTTCTGCAATCTCATTATTAGAGAGACCCTGCGCCTTGAGATATACAATCATCCGGTGTTCCGGCTTCTCCTTAAGTATGGCGAGATTCGGACTCTGCGAATCAAGATCACCATAAAGGCGGTCAGGGTCTCTCGAATAGTCCTGATCAATAGCTGATCCGGACAGAGGAGAGTTTTCAAACAACTGTTTGTTAAACTTTTTCACACGCTGTCTTGGTGGTGGGCTTCTCCCCTCCAGCGGAAACCACCTTAACACTTCTCTTCGCGTTGGTGGTGTTGATTAGGGCCGCTACGGTAGAGGGGTAGGTGGTTGGCGTGTGGGTAGAGATGGTTGGAGGATTGCCCATGTGGATGAGGGAAAGGCGGTAGTGGAGGGTTGTGGGGTTTGTAGTGGGCTACAAAGGGCCGCTAGGCAAGGGCCGCTGTGATTATGCTGCCAATCCGAAATCTCCTATTGTAGGATCTCAAATTCAAATTTACCGAAAAGGGGACCTAAGCCACGCCGCCTCCCCCGCTGGGCAAGGTACCCTTTTGTGAATAATCCACACATGTGAATAATCCACACCCACGACACTTCATCTCCAGACCGCTATGTGCTAGAAGTTGTTAGAAGTTCATTGACAGCTTCCCACGAATGCCACGGGGGGAAGCAATCGAAGCCGGGAGAGTGCCAGAACCTCCCTATGGGGCGAGAACCGAAGAGCGTCATGACGTTCCCTGAACAGATAGAGGTGGAGGAAGCCAGCCTGAGTTGAGAGGATGGCTTCTTCCGCTTCAATTCTGAGGCGGAAAACATGGAGAATAATATGACAAAAGAATTAGTGATTAAAGCGTACGGGGAGTGGCTGAGCACGGGGAAAAATTCAGAATATGTAAAAATCAACGGCTTTGACCAATCGGCCGGGGCTTATTTCCTAGCCTACTGTCTCGTCGAGGCAGGCTTGGTGGACGAGGCATTTAAGAAGGACGTATCAAAGTTTTTGGGCACAGTCGGTGTTGGCTGGCTGAACTTTAGCCAGCACACCCAAATGCTGAGAAAAGCGGGATGTGTGGTAGATCCCGAAGAAAAAGAGGCTGCCTTGCTTGAGTAGCCCTGCCCGGATGAATGGTTCGACCCCATTCATCTGAGGAGTGTGGATCAATATGTGATGCATACTCCTCAGATGCCCTTTCACGTGGGAGTAGTCATATTCCTTGTAGGGAATATTGGCCTATTTTTCTTCCCTTGTAGCAATATTTATTGGTCGAATGTCACGTGTCGTGAATTTTTTGGCCAGTGATTTTAGGCGAGTATGAGAGGAAACAATTTTTTGGACTAAAAATATGCGATTTTCCTCCAAACTAGGGGGGGTGCTTTTGGCCCTATATACTTAAAATTTTTTTTTTTTTATAAGGGTATAGGAAACCTCGTCTTAGAGTATAAAACTCAATTTCCCATTTTCCGTCTGGAAACACCAAATTTCCCTTTTCCGTCTGGAAAGCACCAGCTTCATGCCCAGCAAAGGCACGACACGTGACACTCGACCAACACATTTCTTCCCATTCCGGCACATTCCGGCACATTTTGCCCCATAGGCAAATTCTGCCGCCGCATTCCGCTAAGCCTTGAGCCCTTCGGCTCACCAACAAACCAACACATGAAACCAATACAACAACTAAGTGAAAACATCCTCAGTGATGACATCGCGCTCTTAAAACTCTGTGAGATGGACACCATAGAAGCGGTTAGTCTCTTGCTAACCCTTGCCGTCTTCGATGAACTATTGTTCGATTGAACAAACCAACACATCAACACAACAAATATGAAATATAGAATAACTGGAAATGTGATCGAAGCGATCTTGCAGAGGGAGGTTGTCTGCCTCGAATGGGATAGGCACCCCCGCGACCACAGCGTCGCGGACTGGAATGGTACCCTCATGGGTACCACCGGATTTTCTCGGCGGACCCTCTCCGTACGAGTCACCGGAAGGATGGTGCCATTTTTCATTCACCTCCCGGGGTGGGAAGAATCCACTCGGGAGCGACGACTTGAACTGGCCGCGAAGGCCAGAGAAAAACTCACACCCATCGAAGGGACGGGAGCCCTAACTCTGGAGAAACCCACCTTCCAGAGCTGGTTCGTCGACCAGCTCGAGCGGGACGGCGTGGTAATTACTGGCAATGGGGGGTATAGCTCGGCAATGGCCGAGCGGAACTTCGCCCTCAGGGGCGATGGTTCCATTGCCCGCATGGACCGATTTGGGGACACGGGCGAAACCATATCTCACTGCACCTACACGGCCCTCACGGGCCGAGGAACCCCCTCGGCACGGATATGAGGTCTCCATTGCCTTTCGGCATTCAGTCCTTATCGGACATCGGACACCAATAGGAAAAACTAAAACCAACACATGAAAACCGAACTATTTGCCTCATATGAGGAATTCGTTAACCGTCCGGACAAAACCATCAACGGGGTGTCCCACGCCCGGGACCTACCCTCACACGATGAGGGGAACATAGGATGCTGGAATTGTCGGGACTGCTCTGACTGCATCGCCTGTCGGGACTGCGTCGATTGCTGGTACTGTGTCCAGTGTAGGTACTGTGCACGATGTGCCAACGGCACTGACTGTGTCAAGTGTGTCGACTGCAAACACTCCATTTCTTGCATCGACAGCACTGACTGCGTCAAGTGCGTCGGCTGCACGAGCTGTGTCGACTGCAAAAATGAATACCACCAATAGGAACCCCCTCGGCACGGATATGAAAATCGAACGCCCCCTTCGTCCGGGAGATATATGCTGTCAAAATTGCATATATCTCCGAAAAATCCGCTATCGGGATATGCGCATTGATCTAAAAGGTTCCACACGTGGATGCCTTCGGCACATGCGGCCAACTGCCGTCCAAACCTACTGCCCACAATTCACTCGACTCGCGGTCGAGCCCACAGAAACCTACTAACCTATGAACAAAATACCACCACCACCCTCCGTTACCCTTGAACCTCAAGATCGCCCCCTCTCTACCTCGGAAGTAGAGTTTCGGCGTAGGGAGTTTGCCCAACTTCGCTCCATCGGGGAAAGCTTGCCCCGAATGGGGCATTCCGATTGTGCCATAACCATGACACTAGAAACAGGGGCCTTCCTAGGCCGACGTAACTAACCAACCAACATGAAAACAGAACGCCTTGGTGCAGATCAATTATTGATATGCACTCTAGCATGGGCCAATCCCCTCAAATGAGGGGATAGTACCATCCTGCTACCGCCTCCCGCTATCCCCTATGGGAAAAATTCCCTTCCGACGATTGGGCGGTTCCCATTCACTAACCAAAACAACTAATGAAGATTAAAGAATATAACAGTGTAGGCGTAGTCGCACGTTTCAACGTGCCAGAAACCATCGAAGAGTTTGACCAGTCCGCTAAGCGTGCTGGTGCCGTTCTCGATGAAGCGATCGACAACATCGCGTACCGCACCTGCCTCGCAGAATTTCGCGAAGCTCTGGTGTCCAAACTGGAAGAAGCTACCGAAATCATTCGTACATCGGTTAATACCGATAAGAAAGACCGAGATGGGGATCCCGTAGTGAAGTACACGGAAACGGAACAACAATATGTCAAACGTGTGATGGCCACTGGCCTGATCACAATTGAAGAGGTTCAGAAGATTGCTGACGCAATCAGTACCTCCATTGTCTTCGATGCTTCCGCTCGTGAACGGAAAGCTCCCACCCCCAAGAAAACCAATAAGAAATGGCTCGCCATTGCTCAGGCGATTATCGACAAGGGTGAGAAGGCCGTTGGGCATGTTAGCCAGAAGCTGGCGAAGTCCCTCGGACATCCTGTGGGCGGATCACTCGAAGAGTTGGCCAAGGCCATTGCGGAAGACGTTGCACGCTCAGAAGCGGCAACCCTCGCCTTGTTGAGCTAACCCTCCACTACACTAGGGTGTTCCAACCACCCTAGTGTCTCTACCATGACGCTAGTCTTCATGTGAACCGTGTCATCCGCTATTTTGATTATGGTCTGAAGCCCCAACACGAAACCTAAAATATGCAAACACTAACATACGAACCAGCCAGAAAACGTCACCTTGAATGGATCACTATGAATACCAAAGCACGTTTTCCTTCCTGTACGGACTACGCATCCCGAATCAAATTGGGAAAACTAACCGATGCAAAGATTCGGAAGTATGCAGAGGCAGGCTACTACGACAACGCCTTTTTCCGCCCCTCACGGTGGGCAAAAGCCACTGCCCAACAAAAGACTAAGACTTCTAGTCCTAGTGAAATTAAAAAACACCTTGAATATCTGTTATCATGAAAATGGTCGTCTACACCGAAGTTGAAATGATCGTAGAAAGAACCATAACCGTCCGCTGCATTTACGACTCTGAAACTAAACAATACTTCGCCTTTTCCGAAGGTAAAACCGCTGACAAAGAACTCATTTTTTTAACCCTAGAAGAACAAGAACAAGCCACATCATATGCAAACGACCCAATTGCCCTATAGGTTCAAAGAAGCATCCTTTCGTCGGTACGAACGTATCATAGCCGACGCAGTGGATATGTACCCTAAGAGTGTCCACATAACCTGTAATGACATGTCTCCTGAAACCGTCTCATGCCGTCTTCGAGACGCTATGACATCCCTAGAGACTAACCACTGGGAAACTGCCCTCAACATGGAGAAATTCCTTCAACTAAGGAAGGAAGACTCCCTCTGTGTTCGTGTGTTGGAAGACTCCACCATCTATGTTGGGCCGAAGGCTAAAACTAAAGAACTCAATGCGAAAACCACCTTCTCTGTCTCCGACAAGACTAAGTGGACTATGGAAACCTGTGATGAGGACACCCTCCGAGCACTAGTCACCCTCCTCTCCAAACGAATCTTTACTGAGGTACTAATCACCAAGCCAGAGAAGGAGATCCTCAACCTAGTTCACGCTCTCCAAGCCAACCACGATATCGCCTATCGTGTTGACGGTAATCGTTTAACCATCCTGTAAATGTATGCTCCCCACTAACCCCTATCTCAGAGCTTCATCAAAGGTGCGTGTTAGTGTGGACATATCCTCCGAACACCACGCGTATCTCAATAGCGTTTTGCCATATCATGGAATCCTCACTACCACCATTAGCGGGTTGATATTCTCCTTAGTTCAACATCTAAAACAACACAACATTACCACCTATGGAACTACCACTCTCGAAGAATACACTCGGTTTATGGGAAGACGAACCAGTATGGAGTCTACTGGATCAACCTCTCGACACCATGACGGAGGAACAACTCCGATCATTTGTCCTACACCTTAGACAAATCCGCACTAGTCCCACCACCCTTCGTGCAAAGATCGTCAAAGAGAAGAAACCTAAAACTCTCAGTGCCACAAAGATTCAACAAGACGCAATACTTAATTCTCTTCTCCAATGACCCCACTAGAGATGTGCCTTCAGCTTGCAAAGTTGGAAGGTTATGAACCATACCAGAACCTAGTCCCAACGGGAGAATGGTACGGCATCCACCCCATTTTCGGTGATCAGCCTATTCCGAACTACATACACAACGTAGCCTACATACATAGATACCTAAACACTTTGCCGGAAAAAACACAACAAGGTATTAGAGAAAAAAATCACCAGAAACTAAGAGCTATCTACGCGCCAAACGAAAACGACATCCTAGCTTTTATCCCCTACTCGGCAGCTAACAACTTAATCCTACTAGAAACAACACTACAATGCATGTTACCCCAACTATTCCAGTCGGAGCCACTCCCTGTGCGGGAAGCTTCATCCCAGCACCACCCCCTTTATCAGACCACACCCATGAACATTTCCCAAACCTTCAATCAATCCTTATCGACAACTCCTTGTTCATCGATAACAGTACTCTTGAAACCTTCACAACCTGCCCAAGAGCCGCATTCTACCAACTGGGTCTCAAGCGAACAATCAGTAGAAAGAAAGCTGCCCTTGGATTCGGTGGAGCAGTCCACAAAATCCTAGAGCAACGGTACCTACGGGGTACCAACCCTCTACTAGGAGAAGATCCGAAGTTGTGCTTACAGGCTGGTCTGGACATCCTCAAAGATTCCGCTATCGATCCCGAAGACTTCCGTACCCCCGACTACTTAATAGAAGTCTGGGATAAGTATCAGGCGAAATACCCTGTGGAAACATTCGAAGTCGTTGACGGTTTTGTCGAGAAGGAATTTGCCATCCCTCTTGGTGTGGTTTATGCTGGTTCCCTTGAAGTACCTGTAGTGTGGACGGGCCGAATCGACGCTATTATTGGAGACAGGGACCTCTACCGTGTTTTAGACCACAAAACCACCACCATGATGGGACCATCCTACTTTGAGGAGTTCAACATCTCAAGTCAAATGATGGGGTATACGTGGGCCGCTTCTCACCTACTAGGAAGGGAAATTAATGGTGTCCTCATAAACGCTATCGCTCTTCGCAAGCCTACCAAAACTGGTAAAGGTATTGAGTTTGAACGTATGCATGTGTACATCACTCCAGAAAACCTAGTAGAGTGGCGTAACAACACACTGTATGTTATAGGAGACCTCCTAAGGTACTGGGCTCAAAACTATTTCCCAATGCATACTAAACAATGTGTGGGGAAATACGGACGTTGTCAGTATTACGATGTGTGTACACTCCCGCAATCTCAACGTCTTACCATGTTAAACACTAACCTCTACGAAAAAACCTCATGGAACGCACTATCAAGCCTGCAGACCCACGCGTAGTAAATTTCGCTGATGAGTTCTTCAGTTCAGAATCTGGAAAGAAACTAATTGAAGTGCTTAGAATGAACGGTATCTACTATCTAACGTTAGGTAGAAAACACACCACTATTCGGGACATCAAAATGAACATTATATATCAAAAATGAAAACAAACGAACAATATCAAAGTAATCAATCCTTTGGGTTACTTCTACTTGGGCCACCCAAGAGTGGTAAAACCAATGCTGCCATGATATTTCCAAACCCCTACTTTGCTGATTGTGATAACAATCTTAGTAGTGCTGTGAATAGATGTGGAGATAAAACCTTCTACTACGACACCATCAACATTGATGATGAAGGAAAGGAGGTACCTGAAGGTTTTCGTTATGAGCGCCTTTTACAGTGTTGTAAAGCCGCCGCTAACAATCCAGATGTGCAAACCATTGTGGTCGATTCCCTCACCATGGTAGGGGACTACATTATCGCACACATCTTGCGGAAGCAAAACATTCCACAGATGCGTATTCAGGACTATGGAACCCTTAAAGACCTAGCGAGTAAATTTATTGTATGGCTCCGAAGTAGCGGGAAACTAATTATATTCACGGGGCATGAAAAGTACGACAAGGATGAAATTTCCGGTGTGTTACTCTATCGGGTAAACTTTCCCGGTCAGTTAGCAGATACCATCGGTGCCTACTTCTCTGATGTGTGGCGATGTGAGTGTGAACAATCTGGAGGAGACAAGTACAAATACATCGTTAGGACTATGCCCACTCCTCGTATGGCCTTAGGTAACTCCCTTGGCCTACCTACCACTTTCGAACTGTCTTGGGACAGATTGAAAACAAAACTGCAACCAACAAAACTGCAATCAACAAAACTAACAGATAAATCATGCATATTATTGAAATCAAGTTCGAAAGTATAGAAATAGACTGCGTAACCATTAGACAAGAAATCGAAGAATTCCTCGCAAGCAGGTTTCCAGAAGTACAAATAACTGACTGGGACGATCTTGAAGATGAGGACGAAGAGGATGAGTAAATTTGACAGTGAACAGTAAACAAACAAACAAACAAACAAACAAAACATATGGCAATATTAGATATCGGACAAGACTTAACAAACGTTGACACAAACTTTCCCATTCTCGCGGTGGGGATGTATGACTTTAGTGTTGTAGAAATTACCTCTAAAGACACAGAATCAGGTAATGGTTCTATGTTGAACATTAAACTTGCTTTGGACGAAAATGCTACGGACATTAAAGGCAACCCTATTAATGTAGGGTTCCCTGTCTATGACCGTATCTTCTTCCCTAAAGCGGGAGCAATGAGTAAGGAGGGTAAACCCCTTGATGCGGCTAGTTCAATCAAACGCTTAGCAATGTTTCAAGACGCTATCGGCAAGCGCACTGCTAAGTTTGATACTGAACTCTACATCGGTTGTAAACTCACTGCTAAGGTAAAGATTCGGCACGATAGCACGGATCAATACCCTGATACCAATGAGATTGGTCAGTACGTTAAGAAAGACTAACCTGTGGAGTTGGTGGTCTCCTTAAAAACCACCAGTATTTTATGAATATATACTGTAAACGACAACCGAAGGATGAGCCCCAAAAACTAACTCCACTAGACATCGTACATGGGTTCGAGACTCATTTATGCCATGAAAGTGGTTTTGACTCTTGTGAAATAAACCTAATCACCGATCACCTATTAGCTTTTCTTGAAGAGTTAGATAGAAGAAATTTAGCCTTCTCCAACATCCATTTGTAAATGAACGCAACTCAACTACATGCAGGCTGGCACTCGAGTTGGAGCGGGACAGAAACGGGATCATGGAGCAGGAGCGGAAGCGGAAGCGGAAGCTCGATCAGAAACAGGATCCGGAGCTGGAGCTGGAGCCGTAGCTGTAGCTGGAACAAGAAATGGTGCAAGAGCACGAGTAGGAGCAGAGGTAGAAGCACATGCAGAAGTTGGAGCAATTAAATGAACGCGACTCAATTATATATTGGCTGGGTCTTGGTCATAAGCTATAGCGCGACCTATGGCAGGAACTATTGCAGAAGTTGGAGCGCGAGCAGAAGTTGGAACTGGAGTCGTAGCTGGAGTGGTAGCAGGAGCCGGAGCAGAAGTTGCAGCTGGAGAAATTAAATGAAAGCAGCAATATTATACAGAGGATGGCTCTTGTCAAAGAGTTGGAGCAATAGCTGTAGTCGTAGCTGGAGCCGGAGCCGGAGCGAAAGTTGGAGCGGGAGTGGAAGCAGAAGTTGGAGCTGGAGCCGTAGCTGGGGCAGAAGTTGGAGTAGAAGCTGGAGCGAGAGTGGTAGTAACAGGAGCAGGAACAGAAGTTGGAGCTGGAGCTGGAGTGGGAGCCGGAGCTGGAGTGGGAGCGCGAGCGAGAGTGGTAGTAGCTGGAGCCGTAACTGGAGCCGTAGCAGGAACAGAAGTTGGAGCTGGAGCAATTAAATGAAAGCAGCAATATTACACAGAGGCTGGCTATTGTCAAAGAGCTGGAGCAGAAGCTGGAGTCGTAGCTGGAGTGGTAGCAGGAACAGAAGTTGGAGCGGGAGTGGAAACTAAATATGAAAGCAACTCAATTATATACTGGCTGCTTCTTTTCAAAGAGCTGGAGTCGTAGCTGGAGCGGGAGTGGTAGTAACAGGAGCAGAAGTTGGAGCTGGAGCTGGAGTTGGAGTGGTAGCAGGAGCTGGAGAGAGAGCGGGAGCGAGAGTGGTAGTAGCTGGAGCCGTAGCCGCAGCAGAAGTTGGAGCTGGAGCTATTAAATGAAAGCAACTCAATTATATACTGGCTGGCACTATGCCAGAAGTTGTAGCGTGAGTAGAAGCGATCGGTATAGCGAGAGCGAGAGCGAGAGCGGTTGCGGGAGCTGGAGCAGGAGCTGGAGTGGGAGCAGGAGCTATAGCGAGAGCTGGAGTTGGAGTTGGAACTGGAGCCGGAGCGGGAGGGGGAGTAGTAGCAATTAATTTGTCAGTAAATCAAAAAACAAACAAAAAACAAATATGAACATTGATGAACTAACGTTAGGACAACTCAAACAAATTCAGGCCCTTTTGGGCGGTGGGCCAACGCCCCAGGACGATTCACACTGGGAAATTGGAAAGCCGTACTTTATACGTACAGTGACACACCACTTTACGGGGATTCTGATCAAAGTCACTCCCGCCGAGTTTGTGCTTGTCGATGCAGCGTGGATTGCGGACGATGGGCGATTCAATATCGCGGTAAAAACTGGAGTGTTCGACGAGGTTGAACCATTTCCCGATGGGCAGGAGGTTTTCGTTGGACGGGGCGGCTTCATTGACGGCACGCAGATTCCTGCTGTGCCTCGACAAGTTAAGCCTTCGAAATAATCAAAATGGGGGCAGGGGAAACTATTCTCTTGCCCTCAAACCTCCAAATGAAAGCTACTCAATTAAATGCTAGCTGGATCTTGTCAAAGAGCAGAAGTTGGAACTGGAGCAATAGCTGGAGCTGGAGTAGGAGCGAGATCAGGGTCTGGAGCGGGAGTGGAAGCAGAAGCGCGAGCTGGAGCTGGAGTAGAAGTTGGAGTAGGGGCCGGAGCAGAAGTTGGAGTAGAAGCTGGAGTAGAAGTTGGAACAATTAATTTTTACAATATTACAATATGACACCACTGGTCATCCACATTAAGGACATCAAAATTGGTAATCGTCAACGTGAAACAGACGAAGAACATGCAGTTCAATTGTCCGAATCCATTAAACTCCACGGGCTTCTTCAACCCATCATCCTTGATGAGGAAGGTACCCTCATTGCTGGTGGGCATAGGCTTAGAGCATTACAAATACTCGGAATGGAAAACCTCATCCAAGGAGTACATTTCCTCCACCGTGGTGCCCTAACCGAAGATGAACGAGCAGAACTAGAACTAGAAGAAAATGTTAAACGAAAAGACCTTACATGGCAAGAACGCTGTTCCGCTATCGCGAAAATTCACGCCCTCAAGTGTAAACAAAGTGCCCTCTCCTTTACAGAATGGGGACAATCCCACACCGGAGATCTCTTGGGAGTTGCTCAAGCTAACGTGTCCTATGCGTTACAAATTAGCAAAGCAATTGAAAAGGGAGATGAACAGATTAAGGTGTGTGCCACCCTTACCGATGCATTGAAGGTTTTCTCTGCTCGTAAAGAGAAAGAGGCTATGCAACGTTTGGTTACTTTTGTTAACAATCAAAAGGAAGAGTGTGCATCAATCCCTGATATAAACCTAGATGAGGAATCCACCCAACTTATAGTATCTGAGGTAAGCCCCACCCCAAGTAAGGTTCCTGATTGTGTCACCCTTACCGACGCCTTCGACTGGATGATGTCCCACCCAGCGTGTGCTGACCACATCATAACCGACCCTCCTTATGGACAAGACCTTATTAATCTATACCAAAGAAACAAATATGAAAACACAACCCTGCAAGAACTCGAACAAACCCACGAACCAGAACAAGTTAAAGGAAACACTCTTCCCATGGTCAGAGGATTTTACAATTGCCTCAAGGATAATGGGTATGCCCTCGTCTGGTGTGATCCAGAGTTCTGGATGGCCCTCTGCACCGCTGCACAAAGTGTCGGGTTCTCCATTCAACGATGGCCACTAGTATGGTGCAAGACTCACACTTGCCTTAACAACTCCGCCTTTTGTAATTTCACCAAGGCGGTAGAGTTTGTGGCTGTCCTTAGAAAGGGTAGTCCTACGTTGGTGCGTCCTCAGGGTAAAAACTTCTTCATGGCAGGCAACTGTGGTAAAGCCAGGATGGATCACTTGTTCGTTAAACCCTATGCTGTGTGGGAATGGCTGTACAACAGTGTAGCCATTTCCGGGCAAACCGTACTCGACCCATTTAGTGGTGTGGGAAGTAGTACTCTAGCAGCTCTTCAACTCGGCCTTAAACCTATTGCGTTAGAAATCAATGAGGAGTTTTATAACCGTCAACTAGAACACATACGCAATGAGTATACGAAGTTATCTACCGTGGAGGGGTGACATCCTAGAAATAATCCATGAGGATTATGTTCCCATTGACCTAACCATCTATGAACGTAATTGTTGTGGTAGAGGTTTCGTTATAGCCTTTGAGGAATGCACCCCTGAATTAAAAAATCGTATTGTTAACCAAATATTAGACGACACCCCAGATGAACCTACTTAGTATACCCCTAGACATCCCAATAAAGGAATGCCCCAACTCATACCCCAAATATGATACCACCGATTACCGTATTGCCATTATTAGTGACGCTCCGTCCAGCCAAGACATGGAACTTCAAACTCCCTTTAATGGCCCATGGGGAGCATTCCTATCGTCGTTACTACACAAAGAAGGCATCACTCTTTCAATGTGTTTTCGTGGGCATGTACACCCTCATGTTTGCGCTGAAGGAACTTCAGTATGTTCCGAAGAGGTGGCCAAACTACGGTATGATCTGCAGGTCTTCAACCCAAACATTGTTTTATTGTTGGGCCCCTGCGCTCTGCGTGCAGCTGGAGTCCACCACAGCCTATCCAATTACAGGGGAACTCTCTTCACCAGTTCCATTCTTGGGTTTAAGTGCTTGGCCACCTACCATCCAAGGGATGCTTTACGAATGTATGAGTATGTCCCCATTATACGCTTCGACCTCCACCGACTCAAAGAAGAGTCCACAACTAAAACGGTTATACACCCTTACCGACAACTAACCATTAACCTCACCAAGGAAGAAATCATATGGAACCTACAAGCGATTCAACAAAAGCAAACCCCCATAGCAATGGACATAGAAGGGTGGGTACACACAGGCCTAACCTGCGTATCCATAGCCACGTCTGCAGCCGATTGTTTCCTAATCCCTATGATCGGATACGGAGGACACTATTGGTCGGAGGAAGACGAAGTAGAGATATGGCGTGCATTCTCCTCCATGTGCTCCAATCCCAAGGTACCCAAAATCCTCCAAAATTCCCTTTATGATTCTTTCGTACTCTTCTGGACGCATCGTATTTTCATCACAAACGTTCGGCATGACACCATGCTTAAACACTGGGAGTTATACTCTGAGCTCGAAAAGTCCTTGGCTTTCCAAACGTCTATCTACACACGGGAACCTTACTACAAAAACGAACGTGGAGGAGATATGTCCACGATGTTTACATACTGCTGCAAAGACTCTGCTGTTACGTTCGAGATCAATGAGGTATTGGAAAAAGAACTTACGGGAGCTTCCTTACGACACTACCAATTTAATGTCTCAATGCTGCGTCCACTCCTCTATATGGAATGCAAAGGTATCTTGTATGACTATAAAAAAGCATGTGCACGTGTGGTGGAGTTGGAACAAAAACTTAGTGTTCTCAATGAAGAAATCACTAGGGTGTATGGCCAGCCCCTTAATGTAAAATCATGGAAGCAGAAGCAAGACTTTCTCTACAAGTTTTTGAAGCTTCCCCCACAAGTTAAAAGATCCACAGGAAAAACAACCACTGATGACGAAGCTATTATCAAACTGTATAAGTCCAGCAAACACCCAGTCCTCAAAATCCTTATCGAAAGCATACGCATTAGAACCAGAATCAGTATGCTGCAGATACAAACCGACACTGATAATAGAATTCGGTGTGGATACAACCTTGTTGGGACCGAAACTGGCAGACTTTCTTGCTACACTTCGCCAACAGGTAGCGGATACAATCTACAAACAATACCCGAATACGACCGTGACCTGTTCCTTGCTGATCCAGAATACTGGTTCTTCCAGTGCGATCTTAGCGGGGCAGACGGATGGACAGTTGCCGCATGGTGTAAGTTCCTCGGTGATCCCGCCATGCTTGAAGACCTCCAATTCGGAATTAAAGTAGCCAAAGTTATTGCCTTAATGTTTCTTAAAGGCCCGCAAGTTAGTCAACTCCCACGAAAGGAACTATACGAACTCACAAACACAATCGATAAGACAGATCCAATTTACTTTGGGGCCAAATGTTGTCAACATGGTACAAATTATGGAATGGGCAAGAACCTTTTGTCGGACACTATCTTCAAGACATCTGAAGGGGACGTTACAATTTCTCCTAGAGAAGCCGAACGACTCCAACAGTTATATAAGATTAGATATCCAGGTCTCGAAAAATGGCACCAGCGAATCGCTAGAGATCTTGCTGTACGACCTGTGCTCACCTCTGCTTCTGGACACCAGCGAGTATTTTTTGGTAGGGCGAGCGATCATGGAACACTTAAAGCTGCGTACTCCAGTGAGCCTCAAGAAAATACCACCTATGCAACAAACTTGGCTGTGTTTAACCTCTGGCACTCCAAGCTTAATAGAAGACCTGATGGTAGATTCTTTGTCGAACCCCTGCATCAAGTTCACGATGCAGTTTTAGGGCAGTTCAAAAAGGGAGATACTCACTATTGTGTAAAACTTATTCAAATGTGTTTCCAGAACCCCTTAGTGATTGCCAACCAAGAAATAACCATCCCCTTTGAAGGTGCCTATGGTACCAGTTGGGGAAACTTAAAAGAAGGAAAAATATGATTCAAGAATGTATGCTCGCACATGTGTTAGATTTTGATAAACTAGCCTACCCGTGTTGGGCACTTCCCAAACTAGATGGGATTCGAGCGCGATACTTTAAGGGAAAATTCTACTCAAGGGACAACAAAGTTTGGAACGATGCAGTAGTTCAACACATCTATAAGGGGACTTCGGAAACAACCCTTCCGGGTAAACCAGATTTTGCTCTCCCCTTAGATGGGGAGTTTTATTGTCACACCAAGAAACTTCAAGAGATCAATAGTGCTATTGCAGTAAAGCGTATAAAGCCCACAGAAGAAACTAAACAAATCGGATATTATGTTTTTGATGTAGTTCAACCGTATATTGACTTTCAAAAAAGATACGTGAACCGTCTCTACACAATCCAATGGATGGGCTTTCATGTAGTCTACCCTACACAAATTAAGAACCAAGAACAACTAGTATCCTACCATCAAGAACAAAAAATACTAGGGTATGAAGGAACCATGGTACACAACCAAGACATTGGATATGAGTCTACGAGGAGCTGGAGGTTACTCAAACTAAAAGACTTTCTAGACGGAGAGTATATGGTGTTCGACAAATACGAAGGGGAAGGAAAGCACGCTGGGCGATTAGGTGGATTAGTCTGCCGCACACCCTCTGGAGCCACCTTCAATGTTGGTGGGGGATTTACGGATTTCCAGCGGGAGAAATACTGGCAACAGAATGTCACTGGAAAAGTAATCCGTATTAGCTATCAGTGCTTAACCAATGATGGGATTCCTCGCCATCCAAACTTTCTAATGGAGTTTTAATGTCATGTCATTTTTACAAGACTATCAATTCTACACCACCAACTCTGAGGCCTGTGAAAACTACCATTTGTGGAGCTGTATCACTGCTCTCTCAGCGATTGTTTCAAGAAGAGTATTTGTTGATCAAGGACACTTTAGAGTATACCCAAATCTATACACAATTCTGGTTGGACCCCCAGGCAATAGAAAGACAAGTGCAATGTCTATTGCGAAGCAGCTTATCCGAGAACTCAAAACGATTCCCTTCGGAGCGGACTGTATTACCAAAGAAGCTCTTGTACTTGAGATTGCGGGGAATGAGCGTTCGTACATCGACCCTAAAAATCCTTCACAACCACCTGTCGTATACTCTCCGAACACGGTGTTCGTCACGGAGTTCTCCCAGTTCGTAGGCGCAGGCGGACTCCACATGGTGGACTTCCTAACCACCGTTTACGATCAGGACTTCTACGAATACAAAACTAAGAATAAGGGAAACCAACTGATCGTTGGCCCGTTCCTTACTATGTTGGGGTGTACTACCCCCTCATGGATCTCCGCTCGTATGAAGGATGATGTGATCAGTGGGGGGTTCTCCCGACGCGCCTTGTTCATATACGAATACGAGGAGGATAAAAGAATAGCGTTCCCAGAGATTACCCCTGAGCAACACCAAGCTTGGGAGCGCATGATTCTTCGTGCTAAGGCGTTGCAGGAAGTGTGTGGACAGTTCGAGTGGGAGCCTGAAGCTAAGGAGTGGTACAAAAGTTGGTACGAGAAACTCATCACCCCCACGGAGGAAACCACTGTAGGGTATTACCGCTCCAAGCACATCCAACTATTAAAGCTCACCATGTTAGTAACTCTAGCAGAGAGTAGCTCCATGGACTTAACGATAACCAAACCCTACCTGTTATTGTCTCTGGCCCTACTTGAACGTATAGAGAAAAACCTCACCAAGGTGTTTGAGGGCGTGGGACGAAACGAACTCTCTGGGATCTCCACCAAAATCCTCAACCTTATAGAGATGAACAAAGGCCCTGTCCCAGAGAAGGTGATTCTCAGCGCGTTGTATCGTGAGGCAAACTCCGACGAACTCGCTAAGATAATTTATCACCTGCAGAAAACGGAACGGTTGGAGAGGTTAACGGACACGGTTACTGGGAAGGTCGTGCTAAGGCTGATAGGGCCATGATCATATTAGGGAGGAAAAAAGATGCCTACAAAGATCATTGTAGCATCGGGGCTTCGCTTCCATGCTGCTGCCTTATCCTATCCCAAGCCTCTGCTTTCGTCATTCCGGGGTTCGCCTGCAGCATATTATCCATCCTCTGTGCTTTGAAGAACTGCTGTGCAGAGGTAGGCGGAATGCCTTGAATCCCAAGTGTCTGTACTAATTGATCCTGTTTCTTTAACCGCTCCACCTCACTCTGCTGTGGGGGAGTACCGTACGCTCTAGCTAATTCATGTGCTTGTGGGGCACTCTGTTTGCCCAATGCGTTGAGGGGATTCTGTGGTACGTTACGATTCTGTATCGCTTGTACCACTCCACGGATACCCTCCTTGATATCAAACCCCGGATTGGTTCTAGCATACTCCTGTAACAACTGCTGGGCACCACCACTATCCCCACTCCCTACGAGGTTGGCAGCTTGGTTGTACAACTGTTTTAGGGAATCTCTCTTAAGGTTCTCCGCAGCTTTAGCTCCACGCTCCAAGTCTCTGGAATTGCTTATACTGTTCGGTTGAAAGCCAAGAGCGACAAGTCCCTTCTCCGTGTCGGAGAGTTGGCCTACAATCTTACCATCTGTTCCACGAACATTCCCATCGTCGAAAAGGGCTCCCCATTTATTTCGTAGGGCGTTCGGCATGGCTCTACCTGTGTGCTCTAAGGCCGCCGTAGGATTACCCTGTGCTAAGTCTTCTCCTGCAGAGCGTAGGTTAGAATAAACCTGATCCACCATAGAGCTACCAGCACCTAAGATATTACTCAGTCGCATATCCCCTGAGGCGTCCACTCCAAAGATTTGACCCATTCCTAAACGTCCCGATACGTCAACAGGACTTAGGGTAGTAGGTAGACCTTTCATAGCTACGTCGGTAAGGAACGACCCCGTATCTTCCTCTTCTCCGAAGATCTTCATGAACGTTTCCCGCATCATAGTCTGTAGGTCGTAGTCTTTACCTAGGATGGCCTGAGTAATACCCACGAGGGCGGCAGTAGGTTGGATACCAAACACACCGCTCAAAGCTACTTGCGTAGCCACGAGTGTACCCAGAGCTTTCATAGCCTGACCTCGTTCCACCCCCGTACCGTAATTCTCATTAATACTTTCTTTGAAGAGTCTCGCTGTGGTACCAATCATAGAGGTAGCATATCCCTGTAGTACCCTCATAGAGGAAAGGACAGGCCAGAACTTACCACTGTTAGTCATAATTCCAGGAGTGTCTCCGGGACCACCTGCACTCTGTGTACTAGCTTTAACTTGCTCTGCCCAGTTTAAATAGTCCTCATGAGTCAATTGAGACTTAGAACGTTTGCCTGCCTGCTCAGGGTGCTTATCAAGAAATGATATGGACGCTCCGAGGGAGTGGAGATTGTTAACATACTGTGAGATGTCATGGAACTTCTCTGCACCACGAACTAACATTCTACCCGCGTTAGTCCCCATGCTTTGAATCGACTCTAGGGGGCGTTTACCATCTAGAACATTTTTCAAGTTCGCTATTCTAAAGGAACGCTCATCTGCGAGGGTACCAATTTTAGATGCAACGGTTAGTCCCATCTTAGCCGCCATCTCGGAGAGTACCTTATTACGTGTATACTCCCTCCAATCCTTTGCTGACATGGTCTGTTGCATCCGTGCTAGTTGTTCCTCTGACTTATTATACACCCCACTAGCGTGATCGATAGCGAATTTGTACCCTGCACCTAAATGCCCAAACGATTCAAGAATCCCAGAACCTCGTTCGGTAAAGAAGGCAGGCACTAACTGTGCTCCCTGCATTAGCTCCACAAACGTAGTGGAGAGGTTGTATCCACAGTAGTACAAATTAGTAGCTTTATTAAAAGCACTCCAGTTTTTAGGGTGGTACAATGTATTCTTCACTTGGTCTGTAGCCCGCTGCCACAAATCAGCATCGCTCTTAAGCAGAGGGTCTCTCAGGGCGATTCCTGACCTAGATGCCACTATCTTCTGAGCAATCAAAAACACACTATTACTTCCACTATTAATACTATTCTGAAGCATGTCAAGGGTCTCTCTACCCGGTGCTAGTTTTCTCTGCATTAGGTTCGCTTCAAGACCTTTGGTCATAGCTTCCCTAGTAGCACGGAGGGGTTGAAACACCGACTGAACTTTTTCAAATTCTTCCGGAGACATTATCTTTTGGAGTTCCTGAAACGCCGCCTCTTCATGTTGAGAGATCATGTCTAACTGGGAAGGAGAAACCTGATTCTGTCTAAACATTCCCTTGTCCTGAACTTGAACGTTTAACTTGCCCTCCTCCCGCATACTCTTCGCGGCTTTCTCCGCTGCACTTTTAGACTCAAATCCCTGTGCACCACTAACTTGTGTTTTGCCATCATTCGTAGTATACCTAACAAGGAACTGTCCCGGTCGGGTTTCTGGTGTGTAGGCTCCCTTACCTTGAAGAGTAGGGCCTAACAACTTAACCGCTATACCACCAATTTTCGGAACTATAGTATCCGCAACCTTTAGCATGTTACCAATACTTTGTGGAGGCTTCTCCCCAATAACACCCCGAAGTTGCTGCTCTAGTAGAGGTACTAAGGATGCCTTTGAAGGGTCTAGTTTCGCTTTCGATAACTCTACAATCTTGTCAGTTAGAGCCATGACGCTATTAAAGTCTTTAATTTCCGGCCCCACCGTAGCATCCGAAATCAACATATGCCCGAGGTTGGTTTGGAGATCAACATACAACGATTCAATCCTCTGCTTAGCTAGGTTACGATGCATCAACACCAGATGGTTCGATGCAGTGGCTAACAAATCACGATCTCTAGGGGATAAGGTAGCCCCTTTTGTCCACCCTCCACTTTGAATCTTTTCAGGACTGTTAAGCCAAGCCTCTTCTCCGAGATGTTCTTCTGACTCGTTTTCATTCTGCCAGCGCAGGAGATCCGACAAGTGACCATCCGGCCCACCGAGTGTCTTAGACCCATTAATATCACTGACCCAGCTCAGCCCCGTATCCTCCACCATTTTACCATCCTTATACCTCGTAGGGAAATGCATAGAGGAACGCACCAATCCATCATGGGCTATAGTTCTATACATCCTAACTTGTCTAGCAATCTGAAGTAACGACCGATTACTATTCGCTAGTTGCTGGAATCCGTCGAAGTTAGAGGAGATCCAACCGAAGGGACTAAAGAGCTTCTCAATAACAGAATCCCCGAAGTCCTTCATGTCCTTGAAACTCAAGGCTTGCATCTCAGAGTTTAAGTCTCCAGTTACCACTATAGGGTTATCACGGTAGGTCTCCATCAGTGCTTCCGGACTAAGTCTCGACTCTACCACATGTGCTTGAGCCATGGCCGCTTGTACCGCTCGCTCCCCATTAATAATCCCTTTTACCGCTTCATCGATCTTGGCCTTAACCCCACTAAGGGGGAATTCTCCGTCATGACCAAACAATCCACTCTTATTATAAAAATCCCGTAACACCTGAAAGGCATGTTGAATAAACGAACTCACTGCACGGATAGCCCCTCTAAACACCGAAGGAGATTCTTTATAAAAGTTCCCCACTTTCGCATCACCGGACATCAAAGCGTGGAGGGTACCTTGAAAGTAGATCGGGAGGAACTCTCCATCCACAGTACCCCCACGTACAACCAACTGGTGAATGAACTCTGCTGTAGCCTCAGGATACATTGCTTGGAGGTGTTCTGCTAGTAGGGCTTGCTTCTCTATCGGAGTCATTGCATCCGTGAAGTTTTTCAACGCCACCATTCTCGCGGCAATATCCTGAGCGATAGAACTACCCTTGTTGTATCCCGCCGCAATACTCTCCGCACGATTAATCATCCCATGGGTTAGTTCGTGCGCTAAGGCACTCTCAAACTTAAGGGCGTCTCCATGAGACATACGTACCCCAATAGCATTAATCTGTGAGGC